CTGGAACACGTCGAGGCGGCAGAACCTAAGAAAAAACATCTACTTCAATTTTACCAGAAAGGGCGGATTTGTCAAGCCGCTCAAGGGAGACGGACCATGAAAATAAATATATCCGATATCCGAGTAAACGATGGGCGGCGAAAGATTGACGAAGAAAACGTTATGAGCCTGATGAACAGTATCCGTGAAGTGGGGCTACTGAACCCCATCACCATTACACAGTCACATATTTTGATAGCGGGCGCACATCGCTTGGAGGCATGTAAGCGGCTGGGCATGGAGAACATTGAGTGCGGCGTCACAGATTTGGACGGGATGCGGGCAGAACTGGCAGAAATAGACGAGAACCTGACGCGAAAGGAATTGAACTATATTGACCAGGGCGAGCAGCTTCTACGGCGGAAGGAAATTTACGAGGCGCTTCATCCGGAGACAAGAGCCACTTATGAAGGCGGAGCGTTTAAAGGAAATCAGCATAATGAGGTGGCGGACACGGTGTCCTCCACCAAAATGAAATCCTTCGCCGAAGACACCGCCGAGAAAACCGGCATATCACCCAGGCATGTCAACCGCAAAATTCAAATTGCCAGAGACCTGCAGCCGGATGTAAAGGAGATAGTACGAGACGCTGGCATAGGCCCGTCCAAGGCGGTGCAGCTGTCCAGAATCAAGGAACCCGATAGGCAGCTGGAAGCCGCAGAGAAGCTGGCGTCCGGCGAGATAAAAAGCGTTGATGATTTCGTAAAGCCCAAAAGCACGAGCCAAATCGTAGCAGATATAAAGGATACGGAAAAGGATTTCACGTGTACGTCCGATATGCTGCTTGCGGAATATGGCGCTGCGGCGGCATCCTTTATGAAAGGACTTAGTCTGTATCGTGACGCGTACTATGCCCATGCGTTCGCTACATTAACGGATGAACAACTTAAAAAAATCAAAAAAATAAGTATGGCCGTATCAGCGGCCACGGCGGAGCTTGAGAGCCTCGCGGAAAGGAAAGACAGTCATGTTTAAGAACAGCCAAAAACGCATTGATGATATTATGCCAGCCGATTTCAGTGCAACGCCATACACCGACAAGCAGCTTTCTACTGCTGTGCTTACATCGGGTCAAGGGTACCAGCGGCCAGTTCAGGCAAAAAACGTTCAGGGTATCATCGACAATTTTAATCCTATGCTGCTTGACCCGATTATAGTAAATTTCCGCGTCGGCAAATACTACGTAATCGACGGACAGCACAGGATTGTGGCGCTTAAAAAGATGAACAACGGACGCGAATGTATGGTGCAGTGCAAGGTACTGAGCGGCCTTACATACGAGCAGGAGGCTCTGCTATACCATCAGCTCGACGCAAGCAAGAGGAAACTGAGCCTTGCGGATGATACGAGGGCGCTGGCAGAATCCGGGGAAGACGATGGAGTAAGGGAAATTCAAAAAGCGATGCGCCTGAACGGTTTTGTTTGGAATCTAGATAAGAACGGCAGCGGCTGCACAAACAACATCAATTCTGTTCGTGCTGTTTTGAACGCCTATAAGCAACTCGGGTATGACGGCTTGTACAGGACGCTACGTATAATCCGGAAGACTTGGGGAGGAAAGCCATCATCTCTCAGCTCGTACATAATTTCTGGGGCGGCTTTGTTCGTCAAGGCTTACGAAAATGAAATGGACGATAAAGTGTTCGTTCGGCAGCTGTCAAAGCTTCAGCCTGATGAGATTGTAAGCCGTGGCCGTTCCGATAGTAGCACCAGAAACCAGGCGTTGAAATACGCGCGTGTAATTCTTTCGGCATATAACAGGGCGCTGAGAAATGGAGTTCTTTCGTATAAGTTGGAATAAAAAGAAAGTCGCCGCCAGTGGCGCAAACACTGACAGCGACAGCGAGGGGAAACAATATGACACCCTGATTATACAGGGCGAAAGGGGATTTGTCAAATGAAGCGAAAACGCTCCGAGATTTTGAATAAGCTGGCGGACGTAATCATGGAATTGGATGATGTTCGGGAGCAGCTTAAGCAGGCCAGAGAAACCAGCAGCTACTGGTTTGAGCGTTGCAAAGAACTGGAGGCTAGCGAAAATGTGCAAGGAGTGCCATTCGTGGCCGCACCTGCCGGGGTGCCCGGAGGGGCCGGAAGCAAAACCTGACTATATATGCGGCTGGTGCGGGGAACCAATATTCGAGGATGAATATTATGATTTTTGCGGCGTTATGGTGTGTCCGGATTGTATCGAAAAACGCCGCCGTCTTTTGTAAGGAGAGGCAATATGGATAACTATTTCAGTGAGCTGAACAGCATAGATGTTTCAGGAAAAACCGAGAGCAAAAACGGCCTTACATATTTGTCATGGGCTTGGGCCTGGGGGGAATTGAAAAAAAGGCACCCAGATGCGCTATATACCATCTACGAGGATGGAAATGGCCGGTTTTATCACACTGACGGTAAAACCTGCTGGGTAAAAACCGGCGTTACGGTGAATGGGCTGGAGCATATCGAATATCTGCCGGTGATGAACAACCGCAACCAATCCATACCTGTTAACGACGTATCGAGCACAGAGGTCAATAAGGCTATTCAGCGTTCGCTTACTAAAGCCATTGCCCGGCACGGGTTGGGCCTGTATATTTACGCCGGGGAAGATTTGCCGGACAGCGCAGAGCCAACCCCGTGCGCAGACTGCGGAAGTGCAATTGTTGGGATTCGTAAGAAAAACGGAGAATTGTGGACACCCCGTGAAATCGAAGCATATTCAGAGCGACGGTATGGGAGAATGCTGTGCACGTCATGCATAAAAGCGGCCGAAAAAGCTTTGAAGGAGGCGACGGCCAGTGAAATCAATTCTGCAAAAGAATAAGGAGTGCTATGTGTCCGGCGCTACAGCCGGATTACACAAGCATCACATTTTCTTTGGCAATGGCCTCCGTTCTGTATCCGACAGAAACGGATTCTGGGTATGGCTTCGCGCCGACCTGCACAACGGGAGCGATAGAGGCGTGCACTTCGACAGAGCTTTTGATTTACAACTAAAGCGCGAATGTCAGGAAAAGTACGAGGAAACCCATACACGGGAAGATTTTATGCGCCTTATAGGGAGGAATTATCTATGAGCGGGCAAGACCTTATGAGTGAGCTTTCGGCCAAAGTATCGCTTGTGGATAGCGCTTTAAGGCAACTTGGAGCAAGAGGGAGAGAACGCGCCAAGGCTGAACATGACTACCGAGTGGCGTTGTCTAAAAAAATCCTAATCGAGAGGGATAAAGGAACACCCGTGACCGTTATTTCCGACCTATGCCGAGGATCCGCTGAAATAGCAGATCTTCGCTTCAAGCGCGACTGTGCCGATGTAAATTACAAATCCGCCTTGGAAGCAATTAATATTTACAAACTGCAAATCCGGCTGCTTGAAAATCAAATAGAACGAGAGTGGCGCTCGTGAACTGCCCAATTTGCAAGAAAATAGGCGAAACGCCATCGGGTCGGAGCGTTGTACGCTGTAAGGCGTTTGACCGTCAGGCGGTATGCATGCGCCATTGTATGGTCTGCAAATACCACAGAGAACAATGTTCTACCGATTGGTGCAGCTACCGCACAGCAAAAGAAAAGGCGGGTGATGTGATTGGGAGCCCCGTATAAACAGGGGCTGGATTATTATCCAAGAGAAATCGGCATGATGAAGGACAGGAAATTCCGAAAGCCCAGAATGAAGCACGGATATGTGGTCAACGAGGTGTATGATGCTCTTCTTGATTTAATTTATGGTGACAAAGGATATTACCTGGACTACTCCGAACCGGACGACGTAATTTGGGAGATACAACAATATTTATTTGGTAAGTATCAGGTATCAACAGAAGAAATCGCGGATATAGTTGCGGAACTGGTGGCGTGTGGACTATTTAGCGACGACCATTACAGGGCCAAAATACTAACATCCAAACGGGTGCAGAAGGTGTTCTACAAAGCCACTGTAGACCGCAAGGCGATTGATATTGATTTTGGAATATGGCTTTTGTCGGAAGGCGAAATGACGGAGCTGTCGTCCAAGAGCATTATTCTTGACAAATTTATTAATCGTCCGATTAATGGCGTAAATCAGCCGATTAACAATGTAATTCAGCCAGATAATCCGCAAAGTAAAGAAAAGAAAAGTAAAGGAGAGGAAAGTATAGAAAAGAACTCGACTGGCGTCGGCGCGCGCGTTGATTGTAGGCGAATTGTAGAAATCTTTAATTCTGTATGCAAATCATTGCCAAAAGTTAAAAGCCTAACCGACCCGCGCAAAAAGGCGATCCAACGCGCTGCCCAAGAAATAGAAAAAGCGGGCGGATTTACTGTCTTGTTTGAAAAAGTGGAGGCGTCGGATTTCCTCGCAGGCCGGAGTGGCGCGTGGTGCGCTGGATTTGATTGGATTTTAAAGCCGGCTAACCTATCAAAGATTTTGGAAGGCAACTATGACAATCGGGCGGGAAGGAAGAAGGCTGCAACCTCTATAGATGATTCCTCTCTCGACCTGGATGAATATGAAAAGGCGGTGCAAGATTTTGTGCCTGTTTTTGGAAAGAAGGATGCAACATGAATGTTATATGCTTACTCGGACGGCTTACCACTGACCCGGAACTGCGCCGTACCCAGACGGATACAGCCGTGACCAGCTTCAGCGTCGCTGTCGACCGGGCATTCCAGCCCAAGGATTCGGAGCAGCGTCAGGCGGATTTCATCAACTGCGTCGCCTGGCGGCAGACTGCCGAGTTCATCTGCCGGTATTTCCACAAGGGACAGCGGATTGCTTTGCAAGGTTCGCTACAGTCCAGGGGATACACCGATAAGAATGGCAACAAACGCACGGCCTTTGAGGTGGTTATCGACAACGCTTTCTTTGCTGAATCCAAAAATGCAGGCGGAGCGCCGTCCGGCGGCTCCCGGTATGATTCCCAGATTCCCCAGTACAGCGAAACGCCCTCCATCTTTTCCATCACCGATGCGGCCGATTTTGAGGAAATTGTCGGGGAGGATGATCTTCCGTTTTGACATACCGCTACATAATCCCGCACGTGCCGCCAAGCAATAACCAGTTTATCGGGCGTACCAACTTCCGCGAGTATCAAGCACAGAAAAAGACGTGGGCTATGCTGGTTAAGTCGTACTGCAAACCCACGCCAGAAAAGCCCGTCAAACATTCCGTTGTGACGCTGGCTTACTGTTTTGGCGATAACCGCAGGAGAGACCCGGACAACTACAGCGGAAAGATGATACTTGACGGACTGGTCAAGGCCGGAATCATCGAGGACGACAGCTTTGGCAAGATAGATTTAGTGCTTCGGCGCGTGGATGGGGCGGAGAAACGAACGGAAATCACCGTGGAGGAGAAGTGATATGGCATTAAGCACATGCAATAGCTGCCACCGTCGGGACTACTGCGGCAACTGTAAGCACAAGGGTGATTGCTGGTGGTTACGCGTTGCCCCCCCTGACGATGTAAACAGATGTTTTTCCTGCGGCGCGTTTGAGTGCGCCCACTATGACGATTGCCGCAAGCAGCGACCGAAAGACAGAGTAACGCGATAGTTGAAAGGACAAATCTATGAACGGATTAAAATACGACGACGGGAAGCCCAGGCTCGACTTGGTGCTGCTTTGGTTGCGTTGACGCGAAAGGAGACGGGCGAAGATGACGATTGAAGAAGCGACGAACGTCACGATTGAAGACGCGATAAAGACCTTTGAACACGTTTTGTTCCCCCAGGATTTCAGCCCTTCCACATTGAGGGCGAAAGCTATCAATAAATTAGTGCTTTCTGCCCTACGCGCCCAGCAGCATAGCAATGATCCTCTGACGCAGGAAGAACTGCGCAAGATGGATGGGGAGCCGGTGTGGTGCGTTGACGGCATCGGAAACGTGGCATGGTGTCTGGTTAGTGTTTGGTCAAACCGAGAAGAAAAAGCACAGGGTGCCGACTGCGTAGACAAAAACGACGGGTTATGGGATGCGACCTACTACGGCATGAAGGGAAACGGCGAACACGGGTTGCACGCAGTGGGTTGGCTTGCCTACAGGCGGAAACCGGAGGTGCAGGATGGGTAAGTGTGAAAACTGCAAAAAATACGAAGATTGCAAGGGGAGCGGATTTACTTGGCCGTGCGGTGCGTATAGGCCGAAGACGATAACCAATTTCGAACGCATCGCAGCCAGCCCAGAAGCGTTAGCGCCGCATATGACCAGGTATGACGATTGGGATGCCTACGCGCCGTTTATCGCGGCGGATGGAGAAAACTATGTGGCAGAGGAAGAAGCCATAGAGGCTACGGTGTACTGGCTGAACCAGCCGGCAGAGGAGGGATAACGGATGTATGAGGAACTGGTAAAGCGCCTGCGTGACCAGGACAATTGCAACGTGCTTGACGATGTTGACGAAGCCGCCAACGCTATCGATGCGCTGGAGAAGCAGCTTGCAGAAACAGAGGCAACCGCCGAACACGAACATTGCCGGTACATAGAGACTCTAGGAGAGCTCGACGGGATGGAAGCCTGTTGCCAAATCGTAGAGAAGCAGCTTGCCGAAAAGGAGTCGGAAATCGTCCGCGTCCGGAACAGCTGGTCGAATACCATATCCGACCTTTCCAGTATTACGGCGGAACGGGATAAATACAAAGCCAGCCTAGACCAAATCGAAAATTTAGCCGTGGGCTTTATGGAATCTGGCCCATATGAAAGCGAAACAACGGCAGGGCTATGGCTTGCAAACAGAGTATTTGCGTTGTGTCAAGAACCGCTGGAGGTGAAAAAAGATGAATAACGACTGGATTAAAAACCTAAAAGCCGGGGATAAGGTGATTGTTTGCTACAGGGGGATATATAGCGATGACACCGTGAAAACCGTCGACAAGGTAACGCCAACCGGCAGAATCAAAGTGGGCTGCGATTATTACAACCAAAATGGATGGCCGCGCAATCACGGAGGAACGCATCTGGAAGAGGCCACGGCGGAAGCGCTTGAAGCTATCCGGCAAAGAGAGGTTATTCGCAAGGCGGCACATAGAGCCTCCTTTGTCAGGGCTGACAATATTACATACGACCAGGCCGTGAAACTATTGGAGGTGCTTGGCGATGGAACATGACATTATAAGCATAGTCCACTGTGCATGCTGCAAATACGCGGAGCCTTTTCCAACCGACCCGCGGGTGTTGATATGCGCAAACCCGAAATGGGTTCCGACGGGCGACGATCGCGGCGTGAAGGAACCATATGTTAATCCGGATGATTTTTGCAGTTTCGGAGAGAAAATTAGCAAGGGGGCCACACCATGACTATCTGCATATCGCCCATCCTGGGCATTGTGTATCTGCTGCTTGCGGCAAGCGCAGGAGCCTGCGTGGGGTTGTTCTTCGCAGCTTGCGTCTGGGGTGGGAGACGATGATTATGCGATTGCCTAATAGCCCATGCGCAAGTTGCAGTAGGGGCAGACGGTGTACGGCCAAAAGCGACGTCTGTAAAAAGTTTTGGGATTGGTTTAAACCTGCTTGGGCGGAGGCGGTAAGGCCGCTAAGAGCGGTTAAGCTAAAAAAGGCAGGCTATAGACAATGTATGCGTGCACACTGCCAATGGGCAAACGCGGACGGACTGTGCGTAACACCGTGCATGGAACCGGGAAAGCGGGATTATGTGGCCGATACGGTACAGCACATCCGAACTGTGTGCAAGGCGTATCATGCACGGATGCGCGCTAAACGGGAGGCGGAAAGGAGGGCGGCTGGTGACAAGCAAGGAAAAGAAGCAGTATCTGGGGCAGTATCTGATGCTAGAGGCCCAAATCAATAGGATGATTGTTGAAAGAGACAGATGGATGGCGCTGGCCGTCAGTGTATCCCCCGTATTGTCGGGCATGCCGCATCTTGGTGGCGTTAGCGATAGGGTACTAGATGCCGTGCAACATATTGCGGACATTGACGCGGAGCTAGACCGAGAAATAGACCGTAAAGTAAACCTTAGACGCGAAATAGAGTCTTGTATTATCGGAATACCGGATGATAAACTACGCGACGTCTTGCGCAATATCTACATAGACGGTAAAACTATTGAGGAAACCGCCGAACGTATCGGATATAGCGCAAGGCACACGCGCAGGCTCCACGCTTTGGCGGTAAATGTCCTTGTATGTCCGCCCCTGCTGAAGTAAACTGGTATTGTAGGAAAAGAGAAGAACGCCCCGGACGATGAATCCGGGGCGCATTTTTGTTGTGCCGGACATAACGGCCGGAGGGTGGGCTTGGGGATACATAAGGCAAGGGAGGTGGTGGAAATGGCTACAAAACCGGACAAATTCACGTTAAAACCAAAACAGATACGCATGGCGCAAAAGCTTGCGGATCCGGGATTTACTGGGACGATAACGGAACTATGCGACGGAATAGGCGTAGCCCGCACCACCTTTTACGACTGGATGGGGCAAGAAAAGTTCAGGGAATACCTAGCGGATTTAATTGATAAATTCGCAGACAGTGAACTTGCCACGGTTTGGAAAGCCCTTATTAAAAAATGCTCGGCCGGAGACGTGCAGGCCATGCGGCTTTATTTCGATGTCCGCGAGCGCAGTGCGGGTGGCCGAGCGAGTGAAGACAGTGGATGGTTTAAATGAGACAACTTAATCCCGACGCCTTCAATTCTTGGGTGTATGACCATATAGACGATTACTCCCGCCGCCTTGAGGTATACTACGGTGGCGCTGGCAGCGGAAAAAGTTACGGTGCATGCCAGAAGATGCTACTAAAAGCCCTAAATCGGCGGCGCAAGGTGCTTGTGGTGCGTAAAGTAGGCGTTACTCTGAAACATTCTATATTTCAGTTGATGCTAGACCTTTTATCAGCCAGTGGATTCCTTGGTGCGGCTAAGGTCAATCGTTCCGATTATCAAATAACCTTGCATAACGGCTCCATGTTCATATTCAAGGGCATGGACAATCCGGAAAAGATAAAATCTATCACAGGAATTACGGACATAATTATCGAAGAAGCCACGGAACTTACGGAAGAAGATTTTCTTCAGTTGGATTTGCGGCTTCGCCCCACCGAACCAGACCCCCAGATATATCTTATGTTTAACCCGGTATCCAAGGCCAATTGGGTATACGGGTATTTTTATGTAAAAAAGCCTGACAACGCCAGTGTTATACAGACCACCTATAAGGATAATCGCTTTCTTACCGCGGACTATTGCGCCATGTTGGAGGATATGCAGCGGCGCAACCCGGCCTATTATCGCATTTACGCCTTGGGCGAGTTTGCAACGCTGGACAGACTGGTATACCCATGTGTGACCAAGCGGCTAATTGCGGCGGCGGAGTATGCAGGGGCTAAGTTCTTTTGCGGATTAGATTTCGGCTACATCAATGACCCTTCTGCGCTTGTCTGGGGGTGGTATGACGGCCACAAGCACAAGGTCTTTATTATTGGAGAATACAAGGGCGAAGGAATGCTTAACGACAAGATAGCATCAACGATAAAATCTTTAGGGTTGGCCAAGGAACGAATCATTGCAGACTGCGCGGAACAGAAAAGTATAGACGAAATCCGTCTGCTGGGTGTTCCGCGTATTCGACCGTCCAGAAAGGGCACAGACAGTGTCATGCATGGGATTCAGTGGCTGAATCAGCAGGAAATTATTGTAGACGAACGATGCAGCCGTACCATTGAAGAATTTGAAAACTACACATGGCAGAAGGATAAGAAATCCGGGGAGTATATCAATAAGCCGATTGACGCTTTTAATCACTGCTTGGATGCGCTTCGTTATGGCCTGGAAAGCGAAATCCGCCCATGGGCAGAAGCCCAGCCGAAAGCGCGCGGCTATGCGCCGACGGGGGTAACACCAAGAGATATGCAAGGGGGGTGGGATGTGTGATATGGATTATAGCCGCCGCTGGATGGGTTCTGGCGGCGTTTTTAACCGGTCTGCTGGTTGGCCGGGCAAGAGACGGCCCCACTCGTAAAAAGCCAAATACGGGCAACCAGGAGCCTGCCAGCGCCATCGATAAGCAAGCCGCCGAAAAACTCCGGCGCGAATGGGCCAACTTTTTAACCTACGACGGCACCGCACAGGAGCCGACGGAATAAACGCCCTCACCATGGGCGGGAGGAGATTAAATCATGGAAGAAAACGAAATTATGCAGCCGGCTGAATCCGCACCACAGGAAGACGCCGAAAGCACAGCTACCGCAGCAGCGGAACCCACGACCGAAGAAGCTAAAGCTCTGGGCACCACACCGGATGCGGAATCGACGGAGGACGTGCAGCAGCCTATCACCATCCCCATCCAGTTCAATCATGAGAGCCGGGAGCTTTCGTTAGAAGAGGCGCAATCCCTAGCGCAAAAGGGTCTAAAGTTTGAAGAATTATCCCCAACGCTCGAAAAGATTCGCTTTTTGGCGGCGGCGAACGGCAAGAGTATGCAGGAGATGGTGGACGCCCTGGCGGAAAGCCAGGACAAGCAGCTTTATCAATCTATCCTTGCGGAGTGCGACGGAAACGAGGCGCTTGCAAACCGGCTTTTTGATGCTGAAAAGCTCAAGCGCCAAACCGCCGCTGAAAGTGCGCAAAAGGAAGCAGCAGCCGCGCAGGAAAAAGAAAAGGCCGACCTTGCCAAAAGGCTGGCCGATGAGTTCGTGGAGCTGCAGCAGGAATTTCCCGAACTAGCGGAGTTTTCCGCTGTCCCCAAATCCGTGCTGGATGCGGCAGTAAAAGGCAAAAACCTTACCGACGCCTATATGCGTTACCAGCGCGCCGAAAGCAAAAAAGTGTCCGCAGCCAAGGCCACACAGGAGCAGGCGGCAAAAGCGTCCGCTGGTTCCCAAGCCGAGGGCGCGGGCGAAACCACAAACCCCACCATCGACGCCATGCTGGCCGGTGTGTGGGCAAGATAGGGAGAATACATAATGGCTATTACAGAAAGCACTATCAATTCTTTAGAATTCCAGTCTAAACTTACTGGAGAACTGGACAAGGCGCTGGTTCAGTCCGCTCAGACCAGTTTCTTCGCGGACAACGCCATGCGAAGCAAATTTGTTGGGGCGCGTACTGTACTGATTCCGGATGTGGACATGCAGGGCCTCGGCAACTACGACCGCGACAACGGCTTTGTCACCGGTGCGCTGACCGTATCCAGTACGGCCTATACGATGGCTATGGATCGCGGCCGCTCCTTCCAGCTTGACCGAGAGGACAACGACGAAACCGGTATCGCCAATCTGGCCGGACAGGTGATGGGCGAATTTATCCGCACCAAGGTGTCGCCTGAAATGGACGCGTATGTCCTGTCCAAACTGGCTACCCTGGCCACTACCAAATCCCACACCGTGACCGGTACCCCCTCCTCCCAGGTATACAAAATGATTACCGAGGCCATCAACAAGGTGCAGGCTGTGGCCGGGTACGATGAGGAACTCGTTTGCTTTGTTGACAGCGAAGTTTGGTCGGCGACGATGAACACCACCGAGCTTTCCCGACAGCTGATGGTAAGCGATTTCCGCAAGGGCGAAATCAATACCAAAGTCAAGAAGCTGAACGACGTGCCGATTATCCCGGTAGCAGACGACCGCATGAAGACGGCATACACGTTTTATGACGGCGTGACCGACAACAGCGGATCCAGCGGTGCAGACCAGCGCCCCGGCGGGTTCGTCCCGGCTTCCGGCGCAAAGAAAATCGGCATTCTGGTGCTGCCGAAGCGGGCTGCTTCCCTGGTCAAAAAGACCGAGAAGGTCCGCATCTTCGAGCCGGACAAGAACTTAAGGGCAGACGCCTGGAAATTTGACTACCGCCTGTACTACGACCTGTTCGTCAAAAAATCCCTACAGGACACCATCTACGCCTATACCCGATAATCCGCAGCCGCCGAGTGGGAAACCGCTCGGCGGCTTCTATATGCTTTCCGGTGGCGCATGAACCGCCGGAGGGGAACGGAGGAATACGCATGAAAAGAAAGCCGTGGGAGCCGGAACAGATATTTGCGGAATACGAGGCCGGGCGGACGTTTAAATCCGGCTTGGGCCGTAAAGGGCTGTACGAGCAAGGGAAAATCAACGAGCGGTTCTATATTGGAGACCAGTGGCACGGGGCGCGGTGCGGCAACGACCGGCCCCTGGTGCGCCACAACGTCATCAAGCGCATTGGCGACTATAAAATGGCCGTGGTGGCGTCCAATCCGGTCACCGTCAATTACTCGGTGGAGGGCGTGCCAAATACCGTTGGTATCAGCGATCGGGCCAGAGACGAGCGAGACGCTTTTGCACAGGGCCAGATTTCTCCGCAGGAAACCATGGGCCTCCCGCCGGAGGAAGAGCTGGCCGTGACCATGACCGCGCTGTCCGACTACTTCAAGACCACGGCGGAGCGTGTAAAATTTGACGACCTGAAAGAGCAGGCCTTGCGCAACGCCTATGTGTCTGGCACCGGCGTACTGTACACCTATTGGGACGATAAAATCCGTACAGGGCTGTACGCGGACGAATCCGGCACCACGCCCATCCAAGGGGATATTGCGTGTGAAGTGCTGGACATTGAAAACGTGTACTTTGGCGACCCGAATCTATATGACGTGCAGGCGCAGCCCTATATCATTATCGCCCAGCGCAAGAGCGTTGCGGATTTGCAGCGTGAGGCCCGCCGCAACGGTCGTTCAGAGGCTGAAATCGATGCGATTAAGCCGGACAGAGATACCGGGTATATGGCTGGCGACATGTCAGAGGATGAGCCGGAGGGCAGCCGCAAAACCACTGTGCTAACAAAGTTTTGGAAAGAGTGGGCCAAGGACGGCACGTGCAAGATTATGGCCTCTGTGGCCGTGCGCGGCGCTACTATCCGGTACAGGTGGGACACCAAACTGCGGTTGTACCCTCTGGCCGTCTTCCGCTGGGAGCGCCGCCGGAACTGCGCTTATGGCGAAAGCGAAATTACCTATCTCATTCCCAACCAAATTGCCATTAACCGGATGTTGACAGCCAGCGTATGGGCGGTGATGATGCTGGGTATGCCCTTGACGTTGGTCAACGGGGACGTGGTAAACCAACCAATCACCAACGACCCCGGCCAAATCATCAAAATCAACGGTACGTCCGAGGATATGCTGAACGCGGTGCGCTATGTAAACCCGCCGAATTTCGCCCCCGCGTTCGATAACAATATCGCTTCCCTTATCTCCAACACGCTCACCCAATCCGGGGCAAACGACGCGGCGCTGGGTGACGTGCGGCCAGACAACACATCGGCTATTGTGGCAGTGCGGGAAGCTGCAACCATGCCTATGCAGACGGTACAGAATCGGTTTTACAGTTTTGTGGAAGACGTGGCCCGCGTGTGGGCTGAGATGTGGGTGACCATGTACGGGCGGCGCAGCCTGAAAATTGAGGACGAAAACGGCGTGTGGTATATGCCGTTTGACGGCGAGAAGTACCGGGATTTGCTTATCTCGGTAAAGGTTGACGTTGGCGCGTCTACCCTGTGGAGTGAAATCCAGAGCGTGAACACCCTAGACAATCTCTTGGCTTCTCAGATTATCACGCCTAAGCAGTACCTGGAGCGGCTGCCCAAAGGCTCTGTTCCTAATCTTTCCGGCCTTATCCGCGAGATGCAGGAGGCGCAGAGAGCGCAGGAAGAGGCGGCTATGCAAGCGCCTGAACAACAGGGGATTGATGTGCAATCCATCATTGACGGGCTTCCTCCGGAATATCGCCAAGCGTTTGATTCTGTGCCGCCGGAGCAGCAGGCGGCCATGCTACAGGAAATCGGGGTGATGTAATGCGGACGGGAAACGATGTGTTCCGGCGGGCTATGTCCCTGCTGGGATATACAGGTGCAGATGGGGCCGTAAACGGCGCACAATCGGCTGAATTGTTCCGTCGCGGGTTAAATATCGTCAATCAGGTGATGGCCGATATTTGGCCGTTGGAGCGTAAAGACGCATATATCCCGCTTTCCAACATCAACGACGATATTCCGCTGTCTCAGCACGCCGTAGAAAGCGCCATCCTCTACGGCGTCGCTATGTTTTTGGCGCAGTCCGAGGGGGACGGGGAAAATCAGCAGTTTTATTCCAGCCTGTATCAGCAGAAACGGAACGCCGTGAAGCGCCCGCCAGTGCGACGGGGCGACGTGCTACCGAATGTGTGGGAGGATTAACATGCGTATTCCAAAAATGCAGGCAAGTCCGCAGTACAGGGTGACTATTCCTAAGCTGGATGGCGGCGTAAACCTCAAGGATGCGCCACATCTTGTAGAGGATAACCAGCTTACCAACGTTTGCAATATGTGGTGGCAGGATCAGGCTCTCCGGACACGGCCGGGGTTGATGACCGATGCCGAGAAGATAGAAAAATTAACGCTTCCGTTTGATTCCGTTAGTTTCTCAAGCGAATCATATCATCTTCTCGGGGAACCAATGAAAGCGATTATAACAATTCAAAATCCGCTCGCTAATCCGCACATCGCCATAGAATTGCTTCATTCAGATGGAACAAAAACACAGCTTGGAAACACTATTACAATTATTGTTTCGCTGCCCACAATCAATGTCCAGCTTATAGAAAGTGGGCACAAAACAAAGGGCTGTGGGTTTTATGCATTCGTTAAGATTAAGAGCAATATAGGATATGTGTATGAATTGAACACAAGCCATACAGCGTGGATTAAACTGGCCGATTCGGAAATTTATGCCCCTATGGTTACGGTGAACGGAAGGGGGACAGATTCGGACTTATACAATCCGGAATCGCCAAATGGAACGTTGCTTGAAGGTTATAACATGTTGACACCGGCCTTCCGAGCCGGGTTTACATCCGATGGTAAAGGCAGCCGGTTTGTCTTGCCCCAAAAGAATTTGGATGGAAGCAAGCCTATTTCAATATCTTATATGTATGGAAGCACCGTCCCGGTGTGGACGATCGATGCAAACGAGACGGAATCCAACGTCCTTACATTAAACTTTTCAGAGGACGCTTCTGCCGCGTGTGAGGTTAAATTCACAGCCTCTAAAGAAAACGGCACAATTCAAACCTGGATAAGAGAAAACGCAGAGACCAATCCGGGGCCGTGGCAGAAAAAACCGCTACCGTCTAATGGGATAAACAACGATATAGTCGTAACGGCGTTCGGTCAGCAGACAACTGACAAAGCAAAAATTTTTGGCATGAAATTTGGGACATGGTTCGGCGGGGATCGTTCCGGAATTAATGGCGGTACGCGCTATTTTGTGTCTGGAAACTCAAGCCACAAGAATCTTGTTCATTGGAGTGACACGAACAATCCCTTGTATTTTCCGGAGAACAACTACGCATATGTAGGAGAATCAAACCAGAGCGTAACTGCGTTTGCCAAGCAGGAAAATATGTTGGTCGTTTTCAAGGAACGGGAGCTGTATTACGCCACTTATGTTTCTGGCGGGGACTTCACGGCCCAGGACGTAATTGACGGTAAAATCATAGACGTGGCTGCCAATATGGCGAAGTTCCCTATTACGCAAATTCACGCAAATATCGGATGCGACTGTCCCGGAACCATACAATTATGTGATAATCGCCTGGTATGGGCTTCCTCTAGCCGCAAGGTTTATGTCTTGTGTTCCGCTAGTCAATACAGCGAGCGGAATATATTGGATGTATCCGGCCCCGTCGAGAGCGTACTTGCCGGGTGGTCGAACACGAAAGGCCTAGTTTCGTGCGATTGGCAGGGGCACTATCTGCTCATAAATGGGAATCTGGAATCTGGAAAGAAAAACAGCGTTCTCGTTCTTAATTATAAGGACAACGCCTTTGCGCAAATAGGTTCTTACGCCGATCCCAAAAAGATTTCGCGGCGCTTATTGTGGTACATATGGGATTTTAGTAATCAGGAGACGGGGTTTATACATGCCTTGTCAGACGGTCAAAATTGTGTGCTGATTGGACGAGGGCGGGTGGTTCCGGAAGAAACAAGTATACCGGAAGATTGGATAATCCGCTATGTGTTGGCGGGTGATGCAGATTCCAAAACCACGAATTTTGTTCTTGACGGCACAACCCCAATCCACTCCGCGTTCCAGACAAAACTATTTGATTTCGGTCGTCCAGAACGGCGCAAAAATGCCCGCAAGCTGCACATTGGTGCCACCGATGTGGCGGATGGTTACATCACACTGTCTTATGTGACGGAATTCGGTACGCAGGAGGATGCATACCGAATCGGCATGTATGGGGATGGGGATATGCGTGTGTGGGCCGTTACGCCTCATGTAAACCGCATAAGACGATTTGGAATCCGCGCCGATAGCGCCGGCGCCATGGCGGTGGACGGCATGGTTATTCGATACGAAGTATACGGGGAAGTGAGATAAATGGCAAGGTCAATACAGGAATACGTTGACGAATTATACGGCAAGGGTCAGGGGACGTTAAACCAAATTCACGAGCAGCGGAAGCAATCGGATCAGCAGCTTATTGATAGTGTGAATGCGGCGATTGACCGTACAACGGCTGCTTCCACTAAGCCTTATCAAACGCAAATAGAGCAGCTTCCGGAGGCGTATCAGAAGCAATTTGACGCCAATGCCGTGCAGGAACTGGTTGGCCGCCGAAAGGTAGAGGAAGCCATGGCCAACATGGGCCTGACCGATTCCGGCCTGAACCGTACCCAGCAGACCGCTCTATCTGTGCAGCGCGGCAACGCGGACGCGGCCGCCCGCCTGGAGCAGCAGAAAAAGACCCAGGAATTGCAGGACAAAATTGCCCAGCTTATTGAAGCGGGCGCGGCCCAAAAGCAGCAGCAGGCGGCCGGCGTACTGAGCAACACGTCCAACTGGTTCAACGATGCTTTAGCGAGTTCTTATAACACCGCTATGCAGCAGGGGACCAGCATGTATAATGCCGACCTTGCCAGGGAAGAACAGGCCAGGCAGGCGGAGCTTGACAGGCAAAACGCTCTTGCCAAGGCAAAGTACGAGGCCCAGACCGCACAGGCGCAGGCCACCGCCAAGGCCAAGCAGCAGGAGTTTGAAAACAAAATAGCCTTGGCGAAATTGTTCGCCGGAAACGATGCAACACCAGAAGAAATTGCGAGATACGCGCAAACGCTTGGGCTTTTGCCGTCGTCTAATTCCGGTGCAGGCTCAAGTGGTTCGGCTTCCTCCGGAATAAAATACGAGCCCAAATCCAGAGGCGTATACTTGGGCGGTAAAGTAGAGAGGGGAGAAATAAGCAAATGGGACGCGGTTAAGGATATTATAGATAATTTCCAAGGAGATGAACTAGCCATGCGCCGGGCGGCGCAATCCGCCGGCGTGCTGGATTTGCTTATGCAAAGATATAAATGAAACTAGGTGAGTATAATGCCGTTTGTCCCTATTTCAGACGAAGAACTGAAAAGCCTTAATTCCCTAGAAAGCAAAAGGTTTGTCCCTATATCAAATGAAGAACTTAAAGCATTGAATTCATCACTGCAACTCGCTTCCCAGCAGCCCGCCAAAGGCGTAACCAGGACAACCACGAAGGTGTCTGCTACATCTACAGGGAAATTGCCTGTTGCCGAGCCTTACCAAGTGCCTCTGCCGGATGCTATGGTTTCAGTTTCGAAGGGGCGAAATGTAGCTTCTCAGCTACCGATGTCTCCTGACGAGTTTGTCAACGCTCCGGATTTTTCAGAGAAATCTATATATTCTTCTGGTATAAAGGACGCTACATATCAGCAAATAAACGCATATCACGGAAATGACCCCGAAAAAAAGGCGGCATTTAATCTTCAATTATTGAATAGCCCTGCTCAGAATTTTTCTAACAAGGGATATGCGTACATAACTGAGGATGAATTGAAAACGTATAATTATATACATTCTCAGTTAGGAGAAAAGGCCGCTAATTCGTATCTGGATTCCCTTGGGTTAACCTCTCGTATGACAGAGGATAACGCGAGGCGTAATGAAGAACTGGCGAAAAAACACCCGATCATTACGAGCGCCTTGTCCCCGGTGCTTACATTTGCAAAATCTGCGGCTGCGGTTGATAATGCAGCTTCTTATTTGGGCGGAAACGGGATTGATGAAAATTCCTTTGCGAATCAAGGCTCTAGGGCGCAGTCAAGCGTTCGTGGCACCGTATCGAATAGCATCGAAGAAAACATAGGTGGGATAGGCGGAAAGATTGGTTCATTTGCGTATCAAACAGGAATGTCTATTGCCGATTATCTCACTGTTCTTGCTGGGAGCGGTGGAAACAAGACTGCTGTTTTAAGCTTTTTGTCCACGTCCGCCGCGACTGATGCGCTTATCGAAGGAAAAAATAAAGGGTTGTCTGACGGCCAAGCCATGTTAAAAGGCGTAGTAGCGGGGGCTGCCGAAGCCGTGTTTGAAAAAATTCCGTTAGATAATCTGTTTTCCATCGGCAACAAATCCGGAGTTACCAAAAAAGTTCTGGAAGTACTTAAGCAAATGGGCCTTGAAGGGGCAGAGGAGGTTGGCACTGATGTAGCAAACGCCATAGCGGACGGAGTTATCAGCGGTAATAAATCGGATTACAATCTTTCGGTACGCGCCTATATGGAATCTGGCCTATCCGAAGCAGAAGCCAGAAATAAAGCGGCTGCTGATTTCGCCAAGCAAATAGGTATGTCATTTGCTGGCGGGGCTATTTCTGGCGGTGTTCTTGGCACTGGCGCGGAATTGCTTAACTCCGCCGGTTCAAAAAAAGCAAACGCATCGACAAGTGACCAGTGGACAAACGGCACATATGCTGATACAATGGAGAAAACGCAAGCAGGAGGCGGCACGGATGGACGAGCAGGAGCGACGGAGAATCTGGGCGAAAGTAGCGGCGTATTATGGGAACCCGGCCAAGGAGCCACCGGAGCCGGATTTGGAACTTCGGAAACAGATACAGGATTTTACGAGAGAATATCAAAAAATGCCGAAGGAGCAGAGGCGGAAAATGCTTCAGGCGGCAGAGCGCGACGAACCCTACAGGTAGGAGATAGGACGTATGACTATGAGGTTGTCCCAAGTGCGGAGCAGTCAGCGCAGGCAAAGCAAACGCAAACTCTGCTTACCGAATATGGAATACCGTCTGAAATTGTGTACTGGTCGCAATCCAATGCCAACGGTATAACCCAAACCATGCAGGGCGAGGCTTCTACTCTGCGGAACGGTACAGTGCTCATTAAGAACGACGCAGTCTTACAGGCGCAAGAGATGGCCGGTCACGAAATGGCCCACGTGGCGGCCAAAAAATCTCCCGCTGAGTATCAGAAGTATTATGACGCGGTAGTTAATGAAATTGATTTTTCAAGCGAAACGTTTGTGGATATTTCAGAGTCAATTATTAAAGAATATTTCATTGAACGTGGGAAAGAATTCGATTTCACTCGCGATTATCCAGCTTTGTATAAGGAGTTGGTCGCGTACATCAGCGGGGATATACTGGCAGATGAAGCCTTTGCCCGCCAAGAATACTCCTCGGCGCTCTACAATTTCGACGCGGTTCTTGAAGCGTGGAAACGCATGGATACCGCCATGCGGGAATATGGGAAAAGTACCAAAAAAACACCTAAAGCAGATTCCGGTAATACCGGGTCTGCTTTTTTTGATGCCGATTCCAAGGGCTCGACCGACAATATAGATGCCATCGTGCGGGATGTGTTCGGATACGGAAAGGCGGAAACTCAAGAGGAGGTCAGAAAACCAGATTTAAGTCAGGAAGCCAAATCAAGCCGAGCGGCAAAAGCGCGCGAAACTGGCTCTATGTTTAATATCAACCCTAACGACATAGAAACGGCCGCCATACTTGCCGAACGGACCGGGCGCAACATCGAATTTGTGGGGACGCTTGGCGAAGGAATAAACGGCAAATACGACGCGGAAACAGGCACACTGTATATTGCGGCGGATAGTCCGAATCCCGTGAAGACCATTCTCAAGCACGAATTGACGCACAGTTTGGAGGGCACACAGGCATATACGGAACTGTCAAAGTTTGTTTCAGATATTCTCGTTAAAGAAACGGGGATGAGCCTTGACGAAATCATAGAAGCTAAAATCGGGATTTATGGATTGAGCGGAGAGACACTAGATTCCAACGGTGCATTGGCGGAATTGGTCGCGGACTATGTGGGGGATAATCTATTTACAAGCGAAAAAGCAATCCGCCAATTGTCAGCAGAAAAGCCTAGCCTTGCTAGACGAATCTTAAATTGGATTCGTTCCATGAAGGCGAAGCTATTCGGAACTAATCATGAAAAGATGATGGCCGAAGCCGAGAGAATGTATCATGATGCTTTGATGGAGCCGTTTGTAGAAGGAAGTGATTCATCATACGCTAAATATAGCATTCAACACGATGCGGACGGGAAAAGATATGTACATGTAGATACAGACCAAGAAATTTTTAACGGAAAGTCCGTCAAAGAAATGAGGGAAACTGCACGTAAATATATATTGGACGCTTTTCGTGGCAAGGTGCTTCCTGTTGGAGACGGCGATAAGGCGTTTGTAAACGGAAGATCCGCAAGCGAATATGCCAATCCGGCCAATCGGCGCATGCCAGACGAATTGAAATCAGCAAAAATGCGCGCGTCTACAGAGCTAGACAATTTACTGGCGGTGTCTGATAAAATCGGAAATGTTCCTGATGATGGACGTCATCCAGAGGCAACCGGCGGGTGGGATGTATACAGAACTAACTTTGAAGTCGGCGGAGAAATGTTTTCCGGTGAAGTGAAAATAAAAGTAACGGATAAGGGGCGGCTGTTTTATGATGTCACAAAAATAGAAAGAACCGCCCGTAATCGCGATCAAACCAGATTTAATCTGGCCGCCGCATCAGGCAGTTCTTCTGACACCACTATACCACAAACGCATAATGGCGTCAATACTAGTATATCCGAAAATTCGGCGTACGATACAGGAAGATACGCCCTAAAAACAAGGGTGGAGAATTCTGACGGCGTAGAACTGACGGATGGACAGGAGCGGTATTTTGAAAAAAGCCAAGCCAGAGACGATGAAGGCCGGCTTCTGGTGGTGTACCACGCTACCGATGCGGATTTTACCGTGTTTGACAAAGCCAAACAGGGAAGCGCCAACGACCCAGGCGTATGGGGGAGCGGATTCTATTTCGATACCGACCAATCGTTTGCAGAGGAATTCGGCAGCAAATCCAAGCCGTACTATCTGAACATCACCAACCCTCTGCGGACTACTTATGACGCCGATTGTCATGTGGTGGCCGGAATATTTCGTCGGGCCGGGATTGATATCCCATTCAAAATTAAGCCGGATACCTCTCTTTTGCAGTTCATTAAGAAATTCGGCAATCGAAAATTCAGCGATACTCTACAGGCACTTGGCTATGATGGTGTGATTGTATCCGGGGAAGAATGTGTGATTTTTGAGCCGGAGCAAGCGAAATTGACCAACAACATTAATCCAAGCGGCGATCCGGATATACGGCACTCTATTGGAGTAAGTAGCGGCGATACCATAGCCGATATCAAAGCTATGGTTGAACGGTATGGCGCTATTAAACGCGGTGAAGCGCCTGCCCGTGATGTGGAAATTCCAAAGCAGACCAACGACCAAACACGCACCCGCCAATACGTCCGCACCGCCGCCGAAGCCTCTCAGGTTCCGGATAGCTTCATTAACGGCATTACTCAGGACGTGATGAATGACGTTTATGCCTATGTTCCGATTAGCAACAACGAGGCCATGAATCGGGCGGTCAGCACGGTCGAAAACATGGGGCTGGATAAGGCGATAGAGCAGTGGAACGCGGCGGTAAACGGGGATCACATGCCCGGGAAATATGATGTAGCTCTGGGCGAATATCTGCTTACGCTTGCCGGGAAAAACAACGATCCGGCCCTGGCGTCCAAGATGATTATCGAATTGTCAACGGTCGCCACTAATGCAGGGCAAGCGGTTCAGGCCATGTCCATGCTAAAGCGCATGACGCCAGAGGGTCAGCTGATGGCGCTGCAGAAGGTAGCCGACCGCATCAACAGGGAACGCCCGGACAGCAATGTTAAAATTCCGGAGACCATCATCGACAGAGTGCAGAGGGTGAACCCGCGCGACACGGAAGCCGTTGACCAGATAATGCACGACGGGCTGGTTGCCATCGCAGAGCAGGTTCCGTCTACCTGGCTGGACAAATGGAACGCATGGCGGTATCTTGCTATGCTCGGCAACCCGAGAACCCACATTCGGAATATCGCCGGGAACGCAGCTTTTGCTCCAATTGTTTACACCAAAGATTTTTTAGCGGGCGCTATAGAGGGCGTGGTGGACGCCGCCTCCAAAGCGACGGGCGGTCAGGGGATAGCCAGAACCAAAACAGCCCTTTCCGCCTTGCCGTTTTCCAAAAGAAGTGAATACCTGGATTTTGTCCGCGAGGACTTTCAGAAAATGAAGGACGTGATAAACGGAGGTGGCGGCAAGAACCCGGCGGACGTTGTACGGGATAATCAGAAGGTGTTCACATCCAAGCTGATGCAACCGGTAGAGAAGGCCGGTAAACGGAATTCCAAACTGCTGGAAGCCCAAGACCTGGCCTTCAAAAAAATCCATTACGAACGGGCGCTTATGCAATATCTGGCGGCGAATAAAATTGACCTGAGTACCGTTACCGAGGAAACCTTGAATAGGGGCCGAAACTACGCCATTCGAGAGGCGCAGAAGGCCACCTTTGCAGATGCATCCGCTTTTGCGTCCGCGCTGAATCGCTTGTCCAGACAGCATAAAGCCGCACAGTTTCTCATCGAGGGGAATCTGCCATTTAAAAAGACCCCTGTGAACATACTGAAACGTGGCGTGGAATACAGCCCCGCCGGGGTTTTAGACGCGGTAACGCGCAAAGCTTATCAGTTGAAGACCGGGAAAATCGGCGCCGCCGAGTTTATCGATAGTTTGTCCGCCGGGCTTACAGGTACGGGCGTTATGGCTTTGGGCATGTGGCTGGCTTCGGCCGGTTTGTTGTCCGGTGGACTTGGGGACGATAAGGACGACCAATTCTCAAAACTGCAAGGCGAACAGGAGTATGCGTTAAAAATAGGGGATACGTCATACACGATAGACTGGGCAGCCCCCGCCGCGCTTCCCTTGTTTGTTGGCGCTGAAATCGTTGATTTATACCGGGATTCTAAAACTGGAGAAGTACCGCTTTCCAAGCTGCTGGAATCGTTGACAAACCTTTCCGAGCCAATGGTGAATATGTCCATGCTGCAAGGAGTAAAAGAAGCTATAGAAAATGTGAAGTTCAGCAATCAGGAAATTCCAGACATTATCTTTAATTCCATAGCTAGCTATATGGGGCAGGGGGTTCCAACGTTGCTAGGACAGATAGCCAGAACCACAGACGATACCCGCCGCCGGAATTATGTTGAACAAGGCAGCGCTTTCCCCTCGCTTCAAATGGCATTGCAGAGAAACAAATCCAAAATCCCCGGTGCTTTGCAAACACAACAACCATACGTGGACGCTTGGGGGCGCGAGGAGCCGACCGGGAACATTGCGGAAAGAGCATTCAGCAATTTCCTGAGCCCCGGCTATACCAGCGAAAAGCAAACGTCCTATATGGAAAAGGAGTTGGAGAGGCTATATGAAGAAACGGGAGATTCCAGTGTCCTGCCTTCTTCTGCTCAAAAAAGCGTAACGAACCAGGGCGAAAAGTATGTTCTCACCGCAGAGGAATACACGGAATACCAGCGGACAATGGGGAAGACCTCCTATGAACTATTAAGCAAGCTGACGGGTTCATCCGAGTATAAAAAGCTGACGGACGAGCAGCGTACAGATGCTGTTTCGGAGGTATACAGCTATGCGAAGGATTTGGCCAAGGAGGAAATGTTGAAAAGCCGCGGGGTGAAATATGAGGCGTCATCAAAGCGCCAAAGCATGGACGCGGCGAAGAAAAACGGCGTTCCGCTCTCTATGTATCTTCTCTACAGCATTCAGGCAAAAGACCTGAAATCCGATAAAAAATCTAATGGGGATACGGTAAGCGGTTCTCTTAAGCGCAAAAAAGAGGAGCTTCTAAACAATATGGGGGTGACAGCTCAACAGAAACGGGTTCTGCTACTGCTGGATGGATATGGCAGTAAACAGCAGAGAGAACAACTACTTACTGGCACGGTTTCTTCCGGTTCCAGCTACGAAGAAACGGCAATCGACAGACTACTAAAGGGGGCGCTATCGTGACAGCTATTCGGACAATAGAATATACAGCCAGTCCAAGCGGTGTGAAGCCAATCGCACCGCAGGACGCGGGCGTCCGGGGAGAACACAAAGCCACAAACGTGGTGTTCAACCTGGACGCTTCTCTTATTAAGCCGGAATATAAATACCGGTTTGAATATGTTGACGGGTTCAGCGGGTTTGACACAACTGAGTTTGTGCAGCCAGTTGGGAGCACAGTGTCCATACTCCTCCCGGTTGAATGGACAGCCGGCGGCGGGTGTGGAACGTTGCGACTTTGCATCGTGGCCCTTGATAGCCAAAGCAACGAAGAACAGACGATATATACATTTCCTGCAAGCTTGCTGTTTGCAGAACGCGAAACCGGTGGGGAATGTAACTACAAAAAAGGCTTGTCCGCCCTAATCGCCGGAGCCGGGGCGGCCACCGACGCCGCGAACGAAGCCGCCGAAAGCGCGAACGCGGCGGCGGACAAGGTGGATGAATCTGTGTCCAGCGCCAACACGGCGGCAGCCAACGCGAACCGCGCCGCTGCAAGCGCGGACGCTTCCGCGGCCACGGCCAGCGCGGCGGCCGGCGGGGCGCAGGAGGCCAAGGAGGCGGCTGACACGGCGGCCAGCGGGGCCAATACGGCAGCCGAGCAGGCGCGGACGGCGGCGG